GATGTCTAAAATAAATCAAAAACCCAATTGGCAAACCAAAAACATCGATGATGATTTTACGGTGCCGCAAGATGATACGGAGAATGTTTTGCAAGATAATATAGAAAATAGTGTTAAGCAGGCAGGTCCTCAACAAAACAATGGTTTAGATATGAACTTAGTTTTAGCTTGTTTTCAAGAAAAACTAGCTCAGTTAACTACTGAGTTGGTTGTAAAAGACGCTACGATTAGACAGTTGACAAATATAATTAATAAAATGAGAGGATAATGAAATGAGTGAAACATTAGAACAAAAAATAGCAAATCAAAAAAGTGAGTTTGTTGTTGAGATTAAAATATCAGAAAAAAACCTTGCCTATAAAAGCGATTTTTCAGAAGCAGAAACCATTTTTTGGCTAGAAGCTGTAAAAAATCTTATTATTAAAAAGACCTTTGAAGCCGCAGGAATGTCAGAAAGCGTATAAATTACAGCCTTAATGATAAGGCCCTTACTATTAATACCAAAGCTGTAATAAGGATGTACAATGGCACTTAGAGATTATTTACCTTTTTCTAGTGTAGGTGAACAACTAGGGGCCAAAGAAAAGGCCATAACACCAGATGATATGAGGTCGCTTTCAAAAACAATGAGAGTGGCTGCTTTAGCTCTTGGCTTTCAGGGTACCTCTTATTTCTTTGGTAAGAGAGCTTCTTTTGAGCCACCTGCTTATGATTTTGACAGAATTCTTCAAGCCGTTGATACGGATTCTTATGTTAAGCAGGCTATATCAAAGCATAAAGAGCTTTTCTGGAAAGAGGGTTGGGAAATAGTCTCAGAAAATCAAGAAGCGGTTTCTTATCTATTGCAAAGAATAGATTATATGGAAATGGCTATGAAGAGACCATTTTTGGATTTCTTGATTGAAGTTTCTGATCAACTTTTTAAGTTCGGAAATGCTTTTATCGTTAAGGGTAGGGGTGACATAGCTTCTTACTTTCCGAGTAAGCTTAATCCAGTAAATGCAGAATACCCAATAGCTGGATATTATCTTATTCCAACTGAACAGGTTAGAATTCTTAGAGACAAATACAATAGACCAAAGGCTTATCAACAGGCAACTGATCCGCTAACGTATGCTCCAACAGAGAGAGATCCAGTTTGGTCCGCAGATAGAGTGATACATCTTCATTTAGATAGAAAACCTGGGAGAGCATTCGGTACCCCCTATATTAACAGTGTGCTAGATGACGTTATTGCTCTCAGGCAGATTGAAGAAGACATACAAAATCTTGTTCATAGAGAACTCTTTCCACTGTACAAGTATAAGATTGGTACTGCAGAGCAGCCAGCCGAACCACAAGAAATAGATCAAGCCGCCCTAGAAATAGAAAATCTTAGAGCAGAAGGTGGATTAATTCTACCGTTTAGACACGATATAGAAATAATTGGTTCAGAAAATACCGCATTAGACGCATCAAAATATTTAGATCATTTTAAGGAAAGAGTCGCAGTAGGTTTGGGTGTTGCACCACATCACTTGGGTATGACAATGAATGGCGGTAATAGATCCGTTACTGATAGATTGGATACTGCTCTCTACGATAAGGTTAAGCAAATTCAAAAAAGTTTTGCAGAAATGGTAAGACTTAATATATTTAATGAGCTTTTATTTGAAGGCGGATATGATCCAACTACAAATCCAGCTGTTGTTGGAGAATCAGATAGATGTTTTTTTAAGTTTAAAGAAATAGATGTGGATACTCAGGTTAAAAAAGAAAATCATATTATCCAAAAGTTTGTTAATAATACCATAACACTCAACGAAGCTAGATTAGCTTTGGGAATGAGTACCGATGTCGACGTCGAAGAATTATATGGCGGAATGCAAGCTAAAATACAAATAGATATAGCTGGTGCGCAAGCTGAGCTGTCTGCACAAAATGCCCCAGAGCCAAAAAATTCTGATGGTCAAAAATCGGCAACAGTCGGCCAAAGAAATTTGCCAAATTCTAGAAAAGGTACCGGCAATAAGTCCAGACCACAAAATCAAAATGGTCGTTCTTTTTCACCAAATATTAGAAGACATGATAATAAGTTTTTAACAATAATTGAAAATCTTCTTGAAAAAGAGTATAATGTATTAGGAACAGATATCGAAAAGGATGATAAAAATGTCTGATATTAGCGGCGTAGAAGGGCAAGATATATTAGAAAAATTTAGAATAGCGGTTCGCAACGGACAAACTCGTTTAGCGCTTGAATCACTTGTTGATGTTATCGATGTTATTGTTGAAATTATTACTCCGTCAGAAGAGTATAATGAACAACCCGTACAGCAACCAACTAAAATTGAAGTGGTTGAAGAAAAGCCAGTTTCAAAGAAAAAGCAAAAAGATATCAAAAAAGATCAACCGGTAACAGTAGCAGTAGCTGAATAAATAATAGCAAAATGATTAAGCTATTAATAGGTTGTCCAATTTATAAAAGAGAATGGATATTCCCATATTGGATTTCTTGCATCGAAAATCAAGAGGTTGATTTATCTAAAATTGGTTTCGTATTTGAGGTATCCCCAGATGACGAAGCCACTATATCTAGTTTAATCAGATATAGAAATGCCAGACCAAATATTGAAATATTTGAAATAGATACAAGAAATGAAATACCCCATTTTGAGCACAAGGAAAATTCAAGAACATGGAGTATATCTAAGTATTCTAATATGGTCTTTTTAAGAAACAAATTACTTGAAAAGGTCAGAGAAATAAATCCAGAATATTTTTTTAGTCTTGACTCAGATGTTTTAATTACCAATTCAAATACAATTAATTGTTTGGTTAGCCACATTCAAGATGGCGCTGATGCAGTAAGTCCGCTTATGTTTATGACTCCAAACGACACAATGTATCCTAGTGTTATGGATTGGTTAGATCAACCCGGTGGTCAAGGATATAGAAAAGAAAATTATCCCTTAGGAGAATATTTTAAATCTGATATTATTATGGCAGCTAAAATGATGTCAAAAAAAACATATCAAACAATTAATTACGAAATACATAGTCAGGGCGAAGATCTTGGTTGGTGCGCCAACGCCGCAAAGGCCGGACTTAAACTTTACTCCGCATCTTATATTTATGCACCTCATATTATGCATAGGCCGATGTTACAGCACTTTCTTCAGCATGGAGATCCTAGACATTTGCAATATTTAGAAATGTCGTAGAAAGTATGATATATTTGTATAATATTGTTTAATCTTATAAATAGTTCATTTACTATAAATGATGAATAGTTAAATTTGGAGATAAAAATGGCTTTTGATTTCATAGAGAACTTTACTCTTGAACTACCAGATTTTTCAAAAATACAAACAATTTTTTCTGAGTCTTTTAACGATAAGCATGGTTTAATCATTGAGGTAGCTGCCATACATGAGCGGGTTAACGGTAAATTACAACAATTATTCAGCTCAGGAATTAGAAAAAGCCCTACAGTCTTGGGTAGAGCCCTATCCAAAACCAATTATTTTAAATCATGATCTTAATGGCGAGCCCATTGGCAGGGTTATGGCGGCTAGGATGGACAAAGAGGTAGATGGAGCTAATTTTGTAAGATTGCAAATAGCAGTTACAGATCCGGTTTCTGTACAAAAGGTTCTAGATAAAAGATATTTAACAGGTTCTGTTGGCGGGAGAGCGGGTAAGGCTATTTGCTCTATATCTGGTGATGATTTGGCTCAAGAAGATGACACTGGTAGACCAAAGTTTCCAAAGTATAAAAGGGGTAAGGTTTATAAGGGTAAATTAGCTTTTATAGATATGCAGGATATTTCTTTTAAAGAGTATTCTTTTGTAAACCAACCGGCGGATCAAAGGTCTGGTGTAAGATCTTCTAAAAAAATAGATGGTTTAGTAGATACTGCAGATTTTGATAATTGGACAGCCAAGACTTCGGCTTTTATTTTACATATGGATAAAGAGGATATAATTTCGGTTGAGGAGAATGAATCAATTTTTAATGGTCTTAAAAAAAAGGAATCAAGACCGCTGTATTTGCATCTTAAAGGCGCATTTTTGACAGCAATGGCTTTGCAGGAAAGTGAAACTGATAGGCAGGGAGATAATACATTACTATTTGCTAAGAATAATGTACATAGCAATGATGAGGAGAGCTCCAAAATGAATATAGAAGTTAAAGACGAGAATGTACTAGAGGTCGTTAAATGCCTAGCGCAAGATCTAAAGTCGTCTTCGGTTGAAGCAGCTCCAGAAGTTGAGCAGACGTCAGAAGAGCCAGCAAATATCGAAAACGCCGAAACCGTAAATCCGGTAGAAGATTTAGAAAAGATCTCATCTGAAGATTCAGAAAAGACAGAAGAACAAGCTGAAAAGGCTGTTGAATCTGTAGACGCTGGAAAGTCAGAAGAGGCTTCTTCAACAGATACCGAAGAAGCAAAAGAGACAGAAGAGCCAAAAGCAGAACTCAGTAACAATAAAGAAACCGCTGAGCAAAACGCCGATGAGACTCAAAATAAAATTCAGTCTCTTGAAGAAGAAAATAAAAAACTCAAAGAAGCACTTCATCGCACCCTTGCCGAAAGGGTTGTCGATACAAAAATTGCTCTTGGTATTGAGTCAGCAGAAGATAGAGATGTTCTCATAGAAGATCACATAAAGAGAACAGCTACGTCACTCGCTGATTCATTGAGAGATATGGCAAAACTACCAATCGCTAATCCAATAAAGATAAAAGAATTTGTTGATATTACGGTTGACAGTGAAGTAGTATCTAATGAAGAGCAAAACGTATTGACAATTGATCAAGAGGCCGGAGCAGATGAAAAGAAAGAAGAGAATACAGCAGAATTAATGTTTGAAGATCTTCTTGTCGATGCTTTAATGGGTCGTAAGAAACTCTAAAAATAATAAGGAGATAATAACATGAGCTTAGCAAAGTTTCGCAAGGTAGGAACTAAGACTGGCGCAGGTCGTTTTGTAGTCTCAGAGGGTATTGCACCTTCGGCCTACATTCTTCCATCAGTTGCACTTCCAACTTGGTACGTAGATTCAGAAGATGATCGCTTTGAGATCGTTATACCAAAAGGTACAATTCTTTCGGTTGTAACAGATAGCAGTGGCGATTCGCGCTTTGTTCCATCTAACGGTAGCGCAGCCTCAGTAACTTGGGGCGACACTATTTCTGGTTGGAATCCGGTAGCTGGTGCAACACCAGTCGCTGGAGCCTCTGGTGACACACAGGCAGTCGCTGCCCGTTCGGTTCCAGTGGGCTGCGCACAATACGATCTTTACAGACCATTCGATAAGGGCACATCGCAAGGTGCTGGCTTTATTACACATGGTTATGTGGAGTACCCCATGGTTACAAACGTCAATGCAGATGTAGTGGCAGGTGACTTGATTGCCCCGGACTTTATGGGCCGTCCAAGAAAACTTGCAGCCGCAGATGCCGGTGAGTATCCATGGTTGCAAGTTGGTAAAGTAATCGAGGTCGAAAAGTTTGCAACAAATTTCGATGACGGTTTACTTTCCTACATGCAGTTGCCGTCAGACCCAGGTGCTTTGAAGACGGTATATGAAATTACACGTGAGGGCACCTTTAAGAACAAGTTGGGCATCCGTTCCAATTTGGATGTTACGAACGTCACTGGCGCATTCCGCGTCAATCTGACGCTCTAAACGAAGAGAAAACAACAACAGGAGGATAGATCCTAAGATGAGTAAGACAATACAAGAACTCCTCTCGGGTCTCCCAGCTTGGGAAGCCGCATTTGCTGAGGATGGTTACATCGACTCAGAGAGCAGAGTGACAATTAAGGAAGCCTTCGCATCATCCGATGCCGCAGCGCTGTTCCCTAAGGTCATTTCACGCACTCTGAAAGAGGCAGCCGAACCACAGCTTTTAGTGACTCCGCTCCTTTCAACAGTACGCCTCGGCAAGGGTCGTTCTTTGGAATTCCCAGCGGTAAACGCAATTCAAGCTGCTGAGATACCAGAAGGACAAGAATACCCAGAGCAGGCACTCGCATTTGCTAAGCAAGTCGAGGGCAAGGTGTCCAAGAAGGGTGTCAAGCTGGCTTTCACAGAAGAAGTTATTGCTGACTCACTTTGGGATATCGTAGGAATGCATGTTCGCGCCGCAGGCCGTGCTATGGCACGTCTTAAGGAGCAGATTGCATTGAGTCGTTTTAAGGACGCTGCAACAGTAGTGTTTGATAACGACAGTAGCAGTTATGATGATACGACTGGTCGTGGAATTACAGGTGCATTTAATAATACAATTACCTGGGATGACATTGTCGATATGTCCGCTGTTTTGATGGCCGAAAACCATGTCCCAACAGATTTCATTCTACATCCGTTGATGTGGTCTGTTTTCTTAAAGGATGCAGTTTTCCATGCTGATGGTGCGGCTTCGGCTGTCAACAGCAGCTGGGGTTATCGTCCACAGTCAAAGGAAGGTGCGCTTAACTCAACAGCCCCATTGGGCCTTAATGTTATCGTATCGCCCTTTGTCAGCTTTACGGCAAAGTCTGGTACAACACCAGCCAAGTCAGACCTGTTCTTGATTGATCGTAACGAAGTCGGTACTCTACTTGTCAAAGACGATATGAGCACTGATCAGTTCGATGATCCTTCACGCGATATTCGTGCCATGAAGATGAAAGAACGCTATGACATCGTCATGCTTGGAGATGGTGAAGGAATCACCGTTGCCAAGAACGTTAGCCTCGCTCGTAATTACGAAATTCGTGTTACAAACGAAGCTTCAGCTGGCGGTCTTTAATAGCTGAATTATCTTAGGATCGTTATAGTTATTGAATCCTGAGAGAGATCTAGGGGTGGCTTTCGCCACCCCTTATCTTTTTGTGGCTTTTGAATTACTAGTTAGTTATAAGTTTTGTAGGAGCTAGCCGTGCCATTAAATTTAATCGATTATGCAGCAGTTAATGTTGATAGAGTTAAGATTAAATTTGGTAGAACTATAAAAATAGCTTCAATATCAAATGATAGGTTTATTGTTCAAACTTCGGCTGCAACTCCAACTGCAGTTGAAAATCCTTTTAAGACTATTAATACCCTATCTGATTACAGTACAATTTCCAGAACCTTAACTTTATACTGGGCTAAAACGCTTGTATCCGGACAGGAATATTACATTAGATTAGTTGGCCTTCTTGACGCTGCAAATGAAGTAGTTCCAGAAGAAAAAATAGTATTCACCAAACAAGACGCGGCAACACCATCTGGTGTTTCAGCCAATGTAGTTCCGGTTCTTGAGGAAATATATGTTGAAGATCAATCGATTCTTCTTGAGGCACATACTTCTTATCAAATTATAGCCAAAAACCCAGAGTTTTATATTAAAGATATAGATCCTAAAAACGGATCATTTTATATTGACAATGATTACAATGATGGAAGACTAACTATAATATTTAGCTCTAGACCAGCATCAAATTTTTTAACAAACAAATATTTTAAAGTTCAAAGAAAAAAAATTCAAAGAACTCCGTCTAGATGGGAATCTGTCGCTACAAAAGTGCAAATGCATTCTTGGAAACCAGAAGTTTATATAGATTTTCCCTCTAATGACGCAACACCAGTATTTCATGTTGAAAATAAAACGTATTTTGAAACTGGCTACAAATATAAAATTACAGTTTCAAAAGAAATAGGAATTTAAAATGGCTAATGTAGTTTATACAAAGGCAAAACAGGCACTGTTAGAGGGAGATCTTGATTTAACTGGTCAAACCCTAAAAGTGTTGTTTATTAAAAAATCTTTATATACTCCAAATTTTGCTACAAATCAATATGTTTCTGATGTACCTTCAGCAGCAGTGGTTTTCAGAACAGCAAATATTATAGGTGTAACCGCAGAAAATGGAATACTGGACGCAACAGACATACTGGAAGAATATTACACCGCCGGTGAATTTGACGCAATTATTTTATATCAAGTTGGATCATTTGATGGAAATTCAAGACTAATATTTTTTATTGATCAATCTGAAGGGTTACCGTTTACAGGGGGGTCAGAGTCCTTACTATTAACACTGCAGTGGAATAATGAATCTGGAAAAATATTAAGCCTATAAGGATCCGACATGGCAACCAATTACCCTAACTCTTTAGATATTTTAGTAAATCCAACATCCGTTGATCATTTAAATTCTACAACAGTTCCACACGCCCAACAGCACGCAGATCTTAATGACGCAGTAGAAGCACTTCAAACAGTTATTGGGATTAATCCAGCTGGATCTCATTTAACTGTAAAAGACAGGATTATTACCTCAGAGCAAGCTATTTTACAACAATCAGTTTTAAATGGTTTAACTGATGTTACTATAAATTCAGTAGCAACGGGTCAGGTTTTGCGCTATAGTGGCAACGCTTGGATTAATTATGATGAAGAAAATTTAGTAGACGGAGGGAATTTCTAGATATGGCTAATACTTTAAGAATTAAAAGAAGAGCTGCGGGTGGTGCTGCGGGTGGTCCAGGAAGTCTAGAAAACGCAGAGCTAGCATTTAATGAACAAGATGACGTTCTTTATTACGGCGAAGGAACAGGTGGTGCTGGCGGTTCAGCAACAGTGATTCTTCCAATCGCTGGTCCAGGTGCATTTACGACTCTGTCAACTAATCAAACAATAACTGGAAATAAAACTTTTTCTGGAACAGTAATAGTTCCCACCCCTTCTGGTGGAACACACGCTGCAACTAAAGCTTACGTTGATGAATCGATCAACACTGTAGCCACCTCATTTCAGGTTGCCAGTGATACTGGAAGCGTGACGATTACAACAGGAACCGACACTCTTACGATTGCTGGTGGCACTGGTCTTAGCTCCACCGCCGCCATCTCAACAGATACCATTACCCTCCATCTTGATAATACGACAGTAACTGCTGATTCATATGGTAGCGCTAGTAGCATTCCAAACTTTACCGTTGATGCGCAAGGTAGATTAACAGCTGCTGCTAATCAGGTAATTGCAATTAGCGCAGCGCAAGTAAATAACTTTACAGAAGAAGCACAAGATGCAGCGGCAGCGCTTTTTACAAATGGTTCTCATTCTGGAATTTCTGCAACGTATGACGACGCAAATGCAAAAGTTAACCTTAATGTTGCAGACTTTACGATTACTCTCGCCGGTGATTTGACTGGTGGTGTTACAGTTACAGATCTCGCCAATGCAACACTAACCGCTACAGTTGCCGCTAACTCAGTTGCTCTTGGAACTGACACAACTGGGGATTACGTTCAGTCAGTATCTGGCGGAACAGGAATAAATGTTTCAAGTACTGCTACCGAAGGTGGAGTATATACAGTAACATTAGCCAATACGGCTGTCAGCGCAGCTTCATATGGAAGTGCAACGCAAATACCGACATTTACCGTTGATGCTCAAGGCAGGTTGACAGCAGCTTCGTCAAGTGCAGTTTTAATTGATTTGGGAACTCATACAAATGGCAATTACGTTGCCTCGGTCGCTGCAGGAACTGGTGTTTCCGTTTCCAATACCGGTGTAGAGGGTGGAACGTTTACGGTTACCAACACTGGTGTTGTTTCGGTTGCTGGAACCGCTAATCAAGTTGCTGTTTCTTCTGCGAATGGAAGCGTAACATTTTCTTTGCCCAACAATGTAACAATACCGAATAATTTGACCGTAACTGGTGATTTATTGGTTGAAGGCAATACAACGACGCTGAATACGTCTACCTTAAGTGTTGAGGATAAAAATATTATTATTGCTAGCGGCGCGACGACCGATGCGGCAGCGGATGGTGCTGGAATAACGGTTAAGGCCTCAGCCGATGGATCTACCGATAAGACGTTTAATTGGGTAGATGCGACAGATGCATGGACCGCATCTGAGCACATCAATTTGGCTTCTGGCAAAACATATATGGTTAATAATGCGGTTGTTTTGTCTGGTACAACGCTTGGATCTGGAGTTGTCAACTCATCGTTGACTTCTCTGGGCACGATTGCAACCGGAACATGGAATGGTTCAACCGTATCGATAAATTATGGTGGAACCGGTGCAACAACTGCTGCAGCTGCAAGAACAAATCTTGGCTTAGCAATAGGCGCTGATGTTCAGGGCTATGATGTAGAATTAGCCGCTTTGGCCGGTTTGACCTCAGCTGCAAATAAACTTCCATACTTTACTGGGTCTGGAACCGCCAGCCTCACAGATCTGACATCCTATGCAAGAGATTTAATCGCAAGTGCAAGCGCCGCCGTTGCAAGAACAACCCTTGGTCTTGGGACAATTGCAATTCAAAACGCAAACAATATTTCCATCACAGGTGGTTCTATAACAAATCTTACTACATTTGACGGAGTTATTATTGACGGTGGAACCTTTTAATTATCAATAAGAAAGGTTTGTTATGCCTATTCCTAACATAGTCCAAGGTCAAATAGCTTTAGATCCTCTTAATGGAATATTTTATTATATAGATTCTAATGGTGGATTAATTAGTTCATCTTTGAATTTATTACAATCATCAAATAACTTAATCAGTACTACCGATGGTATTTCTATTGACGGTAATTTAATTGTTAGTGGAAACATAGTATCGGTAGATACTGAAACGCTTATAGTCGAAGATATTAATATAGAATTAGGAAACGTATCTTCTCCCAGTAATACAACAGCCAATGGCGGTGGAATTACCCTTAAGGGAACAACTGATAAAACTTTTATTTGGTCAAACGCCACTCAGTCATGGACGTCTTCTGAAAACATTGATTTAGCCGCTGGTAAAAATATTACTGTTAACGGTGTTTCCATATTTTCTAATGGAACTTTTCAGGGAAATTTTACTGGCGATTTAACCCGGAAACGTAACAGGCAATTTAACTCGGGAATGTCTCTGGTGATGTAACGCGGAAACTTAACTGGCACGGCATCAAGCGCTTCAGCGTGGACAAATTCTAGAAAAATTACCCTTGGTGGTGACCTTAGTGGAAATGTTTTTATTAATGGGTCTCAAGACGTAACACTTAACGCCGTTGTTGTAGCTAACTCAATTGAATTGGGGGCCGATACAACTGGTGACTATGTAGCTAATTTAGTATCTGGTACGGGAATTACGATAACAGATAATTCTGGAGAAGGAATGACTCCAGTTATCAAAATTTCTGATTCGTATAGTTCAAATATTGCAAATACAATTACCGCTGCAGAAGCCTCGGCTGTAAGTTTCGCCTCAAACGCAGCAAATACCGCATACGCAAACGCTGTTATATATGTTAATAATCGTGTTCTAGATGATATTGCAGATGTCAATATTTCGAATGTAGCCGATGGAGATTTCTTAAGATATAACTATAACGCCTCTGCGTGGATCAATGACCCGGTAAACTTAGCCACAGATACCGTTGGTGACTATGTTCAGTCTTTGGTTGCGGGCACGGGGATTACTCTCAGTAATGCAACAGCAGCAGAGGGCAGCACTCCAACAATTGCTGTAACCGCGAATACGTTTGATGCACATGGAGCCGCTGCAGCAGCATATTCAAACGCCGTTAGCTATGTAGATTCAAGAACGATTAATGATTTATTTGATGTAACTATTTCAAGTGTTTCTAATGGAGATTTTCTAAGATACAACGGAAGTGTTTGGATTAACGATCCTGTCAATTTATCGACCGACACTGTTGGTGACTACGTCGCTAATCTGACATCGGGAGCTGGAATTACGATTACAAATCTTGGCGGAGAGGGAGCCGACCCAACAATTGCTGTAACTGCGAATACGTTTGACGCTCATGGTTCTGCGTCGGCAGCGCAGGCCGCTGCAGTGGCAATTGCTGCAGCAGCTCTATCTAATCACGAATTAGACATCACCAATATTCACGGAATTTCAAACACCGCTGCACTTGTAACTTTGACTGGAACTCAAACATTAACAAATAAGACACTTACCTCTCCTATAATAACTGGTATTTCTCCAACTATAACCTTAGATGGAGATTTATCTGGTAGCGTAACTCTCACAAATCTCTCTAATGCAAACCTAATTGCGTCAATAGCTTCGACTTTTGAGTACGTAGAAGATATAACAGCCGGAACAAATATTGTTGTAACGGATGATGGTATAGGCATTGCTGCTAATCACATTTATTCAATTAGCACTTCGGCCAATCCAAGTTTTAATTCTATATCCACAGAATCTTGTGTTATTAATAATATAGAAATTGATCCAACCGGCGCGTCTGTAGGACAAATATTAAAATTTAATGGAAATAAGTTTGTTCCAAGTGTTGATAATGTAGCAGCGGCGGGATTATTAAACATAGAAGATTTAAGTAATGTGACCATAACCTCGGTTTCCAGCGGCCAGGTGCTGAAGTGGAATGGAAACGCATGGGTGAACGCCGTGGACGTCGCGGGCACGACAATCAACTCGCTTGACGACATAGGCGACGTAAACATCACCACGGTTCAAAACGGTGATTTATTAAAGTGGAACGGCAGCGCATGGGTGAACGCCGGGGGGTACGCGCTTCTCGCGTCGCCGACATTCACCGGGACCGTCTCCGGCATTACAAAAACGATGGTTGGTCTCGGAAACGTGGACGATACTTCGGACGCTGATAAACCGGTCTCCACCGCCGCACAGACGGCTCTCGACCTGAAGGCTCCGCTCGCGTCGCCGACATTCACCGGGACCGTCTCCGGCATTACAAAAACGATGGTTGGTCTCGGAAACGTGGACGATACTTCGGACGCTGATAAACCGGTCTCCACCGCCGCACAGACGGCTCTCGATTTGAAAGCAAATTTGGATTCACCGACTTTTACGGGAACAGTAACACTCCCCGCCGATGCAGTTGGTTCACTTGATGACATCGGCGACGTGACTATTCTAACAAGCATATTGCAGGCGGGGCAG